GGCCTGCTCGGCTCCCCACCGGTCGAACAGGCCACGCCACCCGCCGTTGTACGACTCGGCGCCGACGATGAGGTCGTCGTAGCCACCCCACCGCAGATGCACCGCGTCGACCCCGCCCAGGACGTCGGACGAGGTGACCCGGTACGCCGAGGCCGGAAGGCCCGTCCCCTCCCCGCCATCGAGGACGGGTGCCACCGAGGTGACCGACCGGACGCGGCGCGGGAGGAGAACCAGTCCTCCCGGCGCCACGTCCGCCACCACCACCAGTGGGGTCGGCTCGAACAGCTGCTGTGTGTAGCGCTCAATCTGCTCCGTGGCAGCGCTGATCCACGCGGCGACCTCGGCATCACTGCCGGTCGCGCCCGCGTCCTTCGCCTGTTCCACGGAGCAGTACGCCATCCGTCAGCCCTGCTCGTTCGTGTCGGCGCGGCCCTCGGCCTCTGCGGCGTCCAGCTCGCGGCGAACGCCGGCCGTGACGACCTGGCCCTTGACCGCGATCTGCCGGGCGTATCCGCCGGGGTGGGTGTTCACGACGGGCCCGGTGACGCCGCCGCTGCCCGCACCGTCCAGGGCACGGAATGCGTCCTCGGGGGCCTTCTGGCCGACTTCCCAGCCGACCCCAGCGTCGTACTCCTGGGTGCGGACGGTGGCCGCCGGGGCGGTCTCCTCCGGCTTGCTGCCTCGTGCTGCCATGTCAGCTACCTCCGATGACGCCACGCGTCCGCAGAGCGGCGAGCAGCGCGTTGAATTCGGCCTGGGTGGGGGCGCCCGCACTGTTGTTGATCGCGGGCTTGCTGGTGCCGTCCATGAGGCCGGGGGCCGTACCGATGACGCGCATCGTCACGACCTCCTGGCCCACGGTCCGGGTGCCGCCCTTGGTCAGGTTGACCTGGACGGGGACACCGGCCATCAGGGCGCCGCCGCGAACGTGATCTTGACGAACGCTGCCGGCGTGTGGACCGCGACGTTCGCCCTGTGCTCCGCGAGGATCACCAGGGTGTTGTCGATGAACAGCGACGCGTGGCTATCGGACATCAGGATCGTGATGCCCTGACGGCGCCACATCGTGGCCCCCGCCCGGAACCCGCCGAGGAGGCCGGTGCCCTGCGCCATCGCGACGGTGGTGACGACCCGCAGGCCCCACAGGCGCATGGCCGCACCGGGCTCGGTCACCGAGGTGATGACCCGGAACTGCCCGTTGGCGTCGGTGTCGAGCTCGATGTCCTGCCAGTCGAGCGGGTTGAGGATCACCGAGTCCGGCGGGTACAGCGCCAGTTCCGCCTGCGTCCGCGCCTTCCTGACCGTGATCAGCTTGGCGTCGGTGTTACCGGAGCCAGGCTGGTACACGCCGATCCCGGGCGTCGTGAGGATGCCCTGCATCTCCGTCGTCCCGTTCCCGGTGAGGACCTGCCGGTCCTCCTTGAAACGGAGCCCGTACGTCAGACGGCCGTTGATGTAGCCCATCAGCTGGCTGTTGTCGTCGGCGGCCTGCCGGGTGAGGGGCGTCCAGTGCGCGACGGTCTTGAGCGTGGTCGTGACCAGCTCGAACTCGAACGGCCCGGACATGGGCTTCGTCTTGCCCTCGGCGACCACGGCCGCGTTGTTCCACGTGCCCGACCCGGTGACCGGACCGGAGATGTCCCGCAGGTACTCCAGCGTGGTGCCGTCGGACGTCTGCTGGTCCAGCAGGTCCGCGACCATCAGCGGGTAGTCGGGGTTCTCCGGGATGACACCGGGAACCCGGGTGTTCTGGAGCGGGTACGTACCGGTGGTCGTGGTGCCGGCCGGAGCGTCGCGGACGTCGGACGGGCCGAACGTCTCCCCGGTCTTGCCCTGGTAGTTCCCGGCGCGGAAGGTCTCCAGTGCCTTGGACCGGATGAACGCCTCGGCGACGGTGACCGGGTGCTGGCGGCCGGTGTCGTCGGGCTGCATGCCCGGCTGCTGGCGCTGCTGGGTGCCCTGGGGCTTGGGGTCACCGGCGGGGAGGTTCGCGGCCTGGAGGGCGCGGAGGCGGGCGTCCCGCTGGTTGGCCTGCTCGATCTTCGCGGCGATGTCGTCGGCGCGCTGGAGGAGTTCGTCGACGTCGCCGTCGTACGACTCGTCGGCGAGAAGCTTCGCGATCTCGTCGCGCTGCTCGGTGAGGGTGGGTGCCGGGGGCATCAGGGCCTCCTCGGTCGTGGGGCGGGCTCGCAGCCCACCCATCGGTTTGGGTGTCCTGCGCCCGTCTTTCACGGCCGGTGGGTCGCGCCCGGCATACCTGTGGCTTTCACGTCCGGTACAGGCGGCCCGGATCAATGGGGGGAGAGTAGATCGATTCCGCAAGGGCGTGCGGAGGAGGTGTGTTGGTCGCCGTTACTTGCGTGGCTTCCGACCCTTGCGGCGTGGCAGCGACCGGTAGGAGCGGCTGCGGTTCGCCCACCGCCGCGCCCACGGCATCCGGTTCGCGAACGCCCACCTCCACTGTGCGCGGGACCGAAACCCGCGCTTCCCGGGCATCAGGCCCCCAGCCGCAGCAGAGCGGCCCGGCGGCGGCGCTGCTCCATCTGCGTGTGCAGGATCTCCGTGTCCCGGCCGTGCTCCCGGTCGTAGTCGGCGAGGCGCTCGGCCATCGTCGGCTCACCGGTCTCGGTGTACAGCGCACCCAGGGCGGAGCGGACCGTCTTCAGCTTGGACCCGGGGACGGCCGCCATACGTGCGGTGATCTGAGAGACCTCCACCAGGCGGGCGGAGCGGATGTTGTCGAGGACGTCGGCTCGGTCCTCGTCGCCCATCTCAGCCAGCTTCTCCCAGGCGGGGAGGTCGGTGCGGATGAATCCGACGGACAGTTCACGGGCGGACCCGCTCCGGGCCATGGCGCGCTTGTCCCGGCCCGACTGGGTGTCGTCGTACGCCCCGGCGATGTGCAGGAGGTTCGACTGTTCGTCGGCCCGGAAAGTTCCGATGGGGTCGAAGGGGCTGTGCATGAACAGGTAGGCGTACGACCCCTTGTCGATGCCGCGCCGGAAGACGCCGGGGTGGAACGTCGTCCCGTAGCTGTCCTTCTTGCCGTACTGGCAGGCGACACCGTCGAAGGTGCCGTCCTGGTCCTCACCTACGCGGAACTCGTGCGTGTCGAAGACGCGGAACTCCAGCTCCATCACTGGCCACCCTTCATCGTGTGGTTGGCGTACACCTCGGCCACCCCGTCCATCACGGACTGGTGGGACGGGGACAGGAGCGGCGCGTACCGGTACACCGCGCGGCCCTTGGCGTCGGCCCCGTCGTGCTCGTAGACGACGGCCCCGTTCCCGAACGTCATGTGGCGCGGGAGACCGCCGTCCGCATCCGGGCGGACGACGATGTCGGCCTTCCCGTCGAACGGGCCGCGCCTGACCTCGCTGAAGGGGACCCCGGGCGGGCAGTACGCGCCCTGGTACTGGGCGGTCCCAGCGGGCTGGAGGATCACGGGGACCTCGCCCCGCAGCAGAGTGGCCATGGTTAGGACTCCTCGTCAGGGTCGATCTCGGTAATCGCCTCGTGCACGCGGTCCCACGCGCCGCCCGCCAACTCCTCGCGGTGATCCCGCGCCCACCGCCGCTGCCGCTCAGCGCACCGCTTCTCCACGGCATGGACCAGCCGGTCCAGCCCCTCGGCAGCGTCCTCACCGAACCGCTCCAGCAGTGCGTCTCGCGTCGCCTCTACATCGGTCATGATCAGTTCTCCTCGAATTGGAACGTGAGAGCACAGCGACATTGGATGCTCTGGTTGGCGGGGGCGGCCGGGTCGGCAGGCCACCGGGACTCGGTCAGCGGGAACCGCTTGTTGAGCGCGACGGTGGAGCCCTGCGCCGCACGGTGCGTGCGCCGGGTCCGCGCGTCATCGGTGCTGAGCCACGTCTTCCGCACCGCGCCCTGATCCAACGCAGCCAGGAACGATGCCTGGCTGTACCCGCCCACCGTTTCCGTCCGCGCGATCATCGTGGCCCGGTAGTCGGACAGGTTCGTGAACACCTGCTGCAACCGGGCCCGCAGCTCCGGCACGGACTCGCCCTCAGCCACCCCGTGCGCCAACAGCTGGCTGCGGAGCACCTGCTCCGTCGTCGCCGTCACCTGCCCGGCCAGCTCGTCGATACGGTCGCGCAGCGCGTCGGCCACGGCCGGTTCGTCCAGGTCGAAGCTGCCGGTGATCGACACCCCGCCGCGCCGCCACGCCCGCTCCACGAACGGGCGCAACACCTCGGCCGTCCGCCGCCGCCAGTACCGCGGGTCGAAAATCTCCCGCGCCCGGATCCGCTCCTCCCACCCCTCCGGGCCGGCGGCCACATCCATGTCGGTGGCCCGCGCGGCCGGCACGACGTCCAGGTCCGGCGGGGCGAGGCGCACCGTGTCCTCGCGGGCGAGAGCGCACGCCTCGGTACGCACCTCGGTCAGCCAGTCGGACGAGCGCTGCGGCTTCTTCATCAGCCGGTCGAAGTCCCGGAGGACCCGCTCCTGCTGCTCCCTGGCGAGCGCCCGCACCACGCGGACACCGGCGGCCTCCAGCTCGTCATACGCGGCGTTGATGTCCGCCAGCGACGGCGACGACGGGGCCTCGTCCGCGCGGGTCAGCTCCGCACGCTGCGGCACCGGGGCCTGCCCGAGCAGCCGGGACAGGGCGGCCTCCACCGCCCGCTCCACCACCGGGCCCACGTCCGGGCTGGTGGGCAGCAGGCGGGAGAAGTCGGCGTCCCACGACCGCGCCTCGTCGCCGCCGGCCGCACCCTGCACCGGGGCGAACTGCCCGCGGTACGGGGTGAGGGTGTGGGCGCCGAGCCCGTTGGGCAGCGGCTCCAGGCCAAGGACCGCGCGCGCCTCGTCCACGGTGGTGATGTCCGCGTACATCGCGGCACGGGCCCGGTTGGCCTTCGAGTCCTGCTGCTCCTGGAGTGCCTCAACTCCGGACAGGTCGAACTCGGCCTCTTCGCTGTCGCTCGGCAGGAGAACCCGGTCGATCTCCGAACCGATAATTTCCAACTTCGGCTTGATCGTCTGGGCCCACAGGGCAGCCACCGCGGCGGACTGGTTCTCGTACGTCGACCCGCCGGTGAGGACGTCGCGGCGGACACCGAACGCCATGGCGACCTCGTCGGCGTTGGCCATCCGCGATTCGAGGTAGTCCATCTCCTCGGCGGTCAGGCCGACGCGGGCGTACGACACGGGAGTACCGCCGCCGGGTGGGCTGGCCACCAGCAGGTTCTTGCCCGCGTTCTCCGGGCCCTGCATCGAGGAGCGCCACGACGCTTTGGCCGCGGCGAACGCCGACTCGTCCATCTGCCCGAGGTAGACCACACCGGACGGCGACGCCCCGTTCTTGTACGAGGAGCGCTGCCACTCGCGGGCGTACGCGTCCATGTCCACCGCGTGCCGCGCTGCCTTCCACGGGGCCAGGCAGCCCAGCGGATCGAACGGGTGGGGGTACCGGAGCCACAACATCTCCTCCGGCAGGACAGGGACCTGCTGCCCGTCCGCCCGCCGGATCATGAATCCGATGACGTTGGCCATGGTGGGGCGCTGCGCCACCGGCTTGTCGACAATGACGTCGACCTGGTCAAACACGATGTGCGCCTCGGCCACTGGGCCCGTCCCGGTCTCGCCGCGGTCCAGCCACACGAAGCTCTGGCCGGCCAACTCGCCCTGCTGAAGGATCAGCGACTTGAACACGCGGGCGGACATCAGCGGGTTGGGGCGCTTGTTGAAGAGGTGCGCGACGTCGTGGCCCTCGATCTCGGCTCCGTCCGGGCGGCGCACGGTGAGCGGTACGGATGACCCGTTGTCGGCGATGGCCGCCACGCACCGGTACGCCACGGCCGAGTTGGCGTAGCCGCGGGCCTCGGCGTCCAGGTCCAGGGTGAGGGACTGCTGCCCCCCAATGCTGGCCACAGTGATCGGGCGCCGGTCCCGCAGCGTGTCCAGGCCGATGGCGCGCCGGCCCATGGCGACGTCGATCACGTCTCGGAATCGTCCCACGTCATCCTCCTAGGCGACCGCGGCGTAGTTGCCCGCAGACGCGAGCTGCAAAAGGGTGAGGGCCCAGACCATGGCGTCGAGCCGGTCCGGGCTGTCGGACTCCCCGGCAACCCAGGTGGTGAGCTGGTCTTCGAGGGTGGGGAGGCTCGCGACAAGGTGCGCGGCGCCCTGCTCGAAGAGTGCGGCCACGGGCTCGGCACGGGTCAGCTTGCCCCGGGAGGCGTGGACGGTGCGGTAGTTCACCGTGGGGTCGATCTGCCGGACGACGGTGCCGATCCAGTCGCCGCCGTTGTTGACCTCGGCAACGATCGCGTCAGCCCCGTGCTGGTGGTATGCGCGGATCGCGGTACGGGCTGCTTCGACGGGGGCCATGCGGGCGGACAGGTCGTCGATGACGTACCCGTGCTGGCGTACGGTGCCGTTCCGGTCGGGGATGCGCTGCTGGCCGAGCCCGGCGACGATGACGCCCATCTCGTCGGACTCGTCGCTGCTGGACACGGACGGGTCGACGGCGACGACGACCCGGGACAGCGGGGGCGCTGCGCCGACGCGGGTGGTGTCGAGTAGCCCCCACGACCAGAGGGCGCCCTCGATGTCGTCGATGAGTTCCCCGTCGAGCTCCTGCCGCTCCAGGCGGGTGCCGGCGTACTGGGCGACAAGTTTGGTGCGCATCATCTCGGGGAGGTGGATCGCGTCCCTCGTGCGGCCCTTGGTGGTGATGACGTCGGCGCGGGCGATCAGGTCGCGGATCTCCTTCCGCGGCTTGGGTGTCGTGCTGGCGATGTAGTGCGGGTTCGGCCCGACGCGCAGGCCCATCGCGGAGTGCGTGAGCGCGGGGCCGAGACGGCGCATGGCCGCGGCCTCTTCCAACCAGACGAGGCACCGGTTACCGCCGGAACGCAACCGCTCGACGTCGTCAGGAGTGTGCGCCCCGAAGAGTTTCGCTTCGGCACCGGACGGCCAGCGCACGTGTGTGCCGCCCGCGGTGGTGCGCAGGACGACGCGTGGGTCGTGGGCCTTCAGCCCGGACGGCCCGTTCACGGCGGACTCGACGGCGTCGCCCTGCGTCGGCGCGATGATCGACATGCGGTGCCCGCCGGGGACCCGGTCGTCACACGGCGGCCCGTTGACGTGGGCGACCATGTACCGGGCGCAGCCGTCAGTCTTGCCGGTGCCACGCCCGCCGAGCTGGAGCCACATGCCGTGGGTCTCTACCTCGTCCGGGGGGACCTGCCACGGGTACGGGGTCCACCGATCCCAGCGGCGCTGCCACAGCTTGGCCCGTAGGCGTTCCTCCAGCAGAGCAGCCTCGGCGTCGGTGAGGCCGGCCAGGCGCTCGCGCAAGTCCATCACTGCTCGCCCAGCTCCTCGGCCATCGCTTCGATCGCGGCGAGCCGGTCGGGGGTGATGCTGATCGCGGCCTTGCTGGGGGCGTCCAGGCCGAGGAGTTTGGAACGGCGCTCCTGGATTTTCAGCAGCCGGTCGATCGCGGCAAGGACCGGCCCAGTGTCGGGGAGCGGGCCGGAGCCGTCGAGGGACACGACACGGCCGTTCGACACGGTGAAGTGCTCGGCCTCCAGCACGGCAAGTGCGGCACGGTACAGGGTGTCGAGGCGGTCCAGTTCGATGGCGCGGACCTCGTCCGCGGCTTCCTTCACCGTGGCTTCGAGGGCCCGTTGCACGGCGTGGTGGGCGTCGCCCCTGCTGGTCCAGCCGAGTTCGTCGGCGATCTGCTGGTAGGTGAGGCCACGGGCGCGGAGGCGTGCTGCTTCGGCGTCGCGTTGCGCGTCGCTGAGCGTGCGGAAGTATTGGCCGTTCCCGCCGCGCGCTTTGTCCTTGTCGGTCACCGTGGGTCCTCCCTCCCATGGTCGGGAGGGTACGGATTTGTGACGGGCCAGGATCTTGAGGTGTGTTGGTCGCGGGCATGGGTGAGCCCCGCCGACGGGGGTGACGGCGGGGCTCGGTCCTCGGGGTGAGGCTACTGCGCGGGTGTGACAGGCGGGGCTACGGCCGCCAGGTGTCCCGGTAGTCAGGGCGGTCGGCGTACGGCAGGGCGAGCAGGCGCAGGTGGTGGGTCCACATGTCGTCGTGGTCCGGGCCGCCCCACACGTCGTCGATCATTCGCCGCTTGGCGTCGACCTCGGCGAGGACGCGGGCCGGGCCTCCGCAGTCGCACACAGCCCCAGGGACTTCTTCCAGCATGCGCGCGGCTGCGATCTGCGCCAGCAGGCCAGCATCAAGGTGCTCGTGAATGTCGCATTCGAGGTCATGCCAACCGGTAGCCCTCGCGGCCTCCCGGTCAAGCTGCGCGCGGAGGAACTGCACCAGGTCGTCCATGCCGCTCATCATCCCTTCTTCGGTGCGCTGCCGCTGGCCTTCTCCGCGGCGCGCTTCTGCTGCGAGGCGGCGTTGCGGCGGGCGAGGTCGCCGATGCTGATCTGCTTCTCCAGTGCCATGATGCGGGTCCTGTCTCGTGAGTGGGATAG